CCTCGAGGGGCCGGAAGGCAAGCCCGGACGCGATGGCCGAGACGGGCTTGCCGGCATGACGGGCGAAAAAGGCCTCAACGGGACGGATGGCCGCCACGGCCTGGACGGGAAGGACGGGCTCAGCTTCGACGACTTCGAGGAGTTGTACGACGGCGAGCGCACCTTCACCCATCGGTATCGGCAGGGCGACCGCGTCAAAGAGTTTGTCTGGAAGATGCCGCTCGAGCTCTATCGCGGGGTGTACACCGAAGGGAAGACGTACGAACGCGGCGACGGGGCGACGTTTGGCGGCTCAGAGTGGCACGCGAACGAAACCACGACGACCAAACCAGGCGACGGCTCGAAATCGTGGACCCTCAAGGTCAAGAGGGGCAGAGACGGCAAAGACGGAGCCGCAGGCGCGGATGGGAAGCCCGGTCGCGATCTGACGGAGAAAGCCGCATGGCAACGCTGATCTCGTTGGCGATTGCCAAGAAGCACCTGGGCGTCACGACGTCGGATCGGGATGGCGACATCCTGATGAAGCTGACGCAGGCGGAGTCGATCGTGCTCGATTACCTCAAGGTCCGGTCGATCGCGATTGCGTCGATTTCCGTGGCGAATCCCACGGTGATCACGACGATCCTGCCGCATAGCTTGACGACCGGCGCGACGGCGACGATTACCGATACGACCACGACGCCCACCGTCAACGGCGCGCAGGTGGTCACGGTGACTGGCGCCTCTACGTTCACCGTGCCTGTCGATGTGGCGATCGGGCAGGCTGACGCGGCCGGGATGGTGGCGCACTCGGCATGGTCCGAAGCCTCGGTGCCTGGACAGGTGCAGGCGTCGATCTTGTTGGTGCTGACGAATCTGGTTGAGTTCAGGGGCGACGGGACAAAGGACGAGTTCCCAGCGATTTCGCCAAACGTCGAAAGCCTCCTGATGAGGTCGCGCGATCCTGCGCTGGCGTGATGGCGACCAGGGGCCAGAAGCGGCACCTCGTGACCTTGGAGAACGCCGTGGAGACACCGGACGGCGGGGGAGGGTTTACGGAAGTCTGGACGGCGCTCTCGCCGGCGACGATGTATGCCGAGATCAAGCCGGCGACGGCGCGCGATCTCGAGCGGACGGTCGCGAGCACGGCGCAGAGCACGGCGAGTCATCTCGTGACGATGGATTACCGATCGGACGTCACGACGAAAACGCGCGTGTTGTTTGGCGCGCGGGTGTTTGCGGTGAACGGGGTCACGAATCCAGAGGAGCGGAATCGGGAACTCGTCTTGGCGTGTTCAGAGGTCGTGGCGTAATGGCGAACAACCGGATGGAGCTACACGGCTTGGCTGAACTCCGAGCGGCCCTGCGCTCGCTGCCGGAGGATCTCGCGCACGACGGCGCCGAGTTCGTCGACGACGCGACGGAGCACACCGCCGCGAGTCTGCGCCAGTCCTATCCGGTCGGTGATACCGGGAAGCTCCGGGCGGGCGTGAAGTCGAGCGTCACGCACAGTCAATTTGGCGTGGTGGGCGAAGTGAAGTCGACGTCTCCACACGCGCATTTGTGGGAGTTCGGGACGGAGATCCGCTCCACGCGACACGGTTGGAATCGCGGCCGGTCGCCCTCGCATCACCGGGACGGGTTGATTCCGATCGCGGTCAGGAACCGCAAGACGTTGAACGGGAAGTTGATCGCACTGGTACGCAGTCAAGGGTTCGAGGTCAGTGGCGTCCTTTAGTGGCGAGGTCGACGACTCAATCGTCGCGAAGCTCTTGGCGGATGCGCCACTGACGGCGTTGATGCCAGACGGAATTTATTACGATATCGCCAAGAGCGGGAAGACGCGGTTTGTGATTGTCAAGCTGATGAGCCACACCGTCACGCGCATGTTCAACGGGCGAGCCTACGAAGCTCCTGTCTACCTCGTGAAGGCGGTGGAGTTTGGTACGGGCACGGTGAACACCAAAGCCGCGGCGGCCCGGATCGATGTGTTACTCGATGGACCGAACGGGGAAGGTGGCACGGTCACGGTGGCTGGATACGGCGTGGCGCAGACCGGGCTCGAAGAATACGTCCGGTATGCCGAAGCCGATCCGGCGAACGCGGACGCGAGATGGCAACACAGGGGCGGAATGTATGCCGTGATGGCGGTGCCGCAATGATCCTCATTCTCGTGAGTGTGGTGGCTATTGTCGTCGGCTTGTGGTCGATGTCGATCAATCGGCGTCTCATGCGTGAATTGGATGACATGGAACAACGGATCGACAAGGTATCGCCATGAGCCGAGACGTGTTGCTTTACGGCTGCAGCCAATCCGAAGAGATGGCTGGGTTGCTCGCGTGGGCGAAATCGACACCTGGCCTGCACGAGTTCGTGCCCGACTATCACCGCCTGCAACTGGAGCACTGGGTCTGGTCGCATCGTGACGCGCTCGGTCGAGACATCCTCGACGTGGGTGTCTACAACCGGCGCGCGTGGCTCGGTGAGGGGTACGTGACGGTCGGCGAGCACCACGAAGACGTCCGGTGCGATCTAACGCGGCTGCCGTTTGCCGCGAATACCTTCGACGGGATCGTGCTGACGGAAGTCTTGGAGCATTGCATCGACCCGCCCGCCGCGATGCGCGACGTGTTTCGGGTGCTGAAGGTCAACGGGCTCCTCCTCGTCACATCGCCGTTCGTCTGGCCGTGGCACGGGATCGACGGCGCCTATCAGGACTACTGGCGGTTCACGCATCAGGGCTGGCACGTGCTGCTCAAAGCCTTTACCGACGTGACGATCACGCCGTGCGCGCTGACACCGGAAGGGCAATCGGCCTACGACGTCATGCGGCGCTTCGAGTGCATGGGGTTCGTGGGGCAGACGCACGCCACGACCGGGTATCTCTGCACGGCTCGCAAGGGGCAGGCGGCGATCGATGCGGCGGTGCAGGCCGTGAGCGTGCTGGGCGTGCAGGTGGTGGAGTCATAGTGCGGGTCTTGCTCTTGCACCCGGGCGCGAGTTGGTCCACCGCGGATGTCTCGGCCGGGCTGCGCTATGGACTCGTGCATCACGGGGTGGACGTCGTCGACTACCGACTAGACGGCCGCATCGCTCGAGCGTCGATGTGGCTGGGCGGCGCGTGGAAGGCCGCAAAGAAAACAGACCCGCACTTCGAAAAGCCCAGCACTGCTGACGTCTTCCTCCAGGCGGCGGGAGACGTGGTCAATATGGCGCTGGATCATCAGGTGGACGCCGTGATCGTCGTCAGCGGCATGTTCCTGGTGCCACGTGTCCTCGTGCGGTTGCGCCGAGCCGGGATCCCGACGACGGTCCTGTTCACCGAGTCGCCCTATGACCCGCAAGAGTTGGCGATGGCCAAACTCGTGGACGGCTGCTGGACCAACGAGCGGAGTGCCTTCTCGGCCTTCCAGGCGGTGAATCCGCGCGTGGGCTACCTTCCGCATGGCTGGCACCCGGAACGCCACAAGGCAGGCCCACAGGCCGGTGACGAGGCCGTCCAGGCGCATGACGTCGTGTTCGTCGGCTCGGCCTTTCAGGAGCGGATCGAGTGGCTCTCGGCGATCGACTGGACCGGGATTGACGTCGGTCTGTATGGCCAATGGGCCCCGCTGAAAGGGAACCACCGACTGCGGCGGTTTGTGCGCGGGGGCGTCGTGAGCAACGAGCAGACCTCGGCCCTCTATCGGCGGGCCAAGGTGGGACTCAACCTGTATCGGACCTCGCAGGGGTGGGGAAAGCTGGCCCCACGGATTACACATGCGGAAAGCCTGAACCCGCGGGCCTATGAGCTCGCGGCGTGCGGGGCGTTTCACCTGAGCAGCGAACGAGCGGAAGTCGGCGAAGTCTTCGGGGATCTGGTGCCCACGTTTCGGCATCCCACCGAGGCTTCGAGTTTGATGCGGGCGTGGCTCGCGGACCCGGCCGGCCGGGCGCGTGTTGCTGCCGCATTGCCGGCCTGTGTGGCCGAGATGTCCTGGACGGAACGGGCCGCCCGGGTGATTGGAGACCTTCAAAGTCTTCTCGCGCAGCGGTCGACCTGTACAGCGTGCGGGCGCGCGGCGTAGGGAAGCAGGGGAGCACGACATGGCACTCACAGCAGGCAAAGGCGGCGCGGTTTACGTGTCACCGAACGGCACGGGCGTGGCGGTCGCGATCGGCGGTCTGACGAACTGGACGCTCGACCGCTCGACCGACACGATCCCGGTCACGGCCTTCGGCGACCTCAACAAAACCTACGTGCAAGGGCTGCCCGATCTCAAGGGCACGCTCGCCGGCTTCTGGGACACGGTCACCGATCCGTTGTATGCGGCGGGCATTTCCACCGACGGGACGAAGCTCTACCTCTACCCGGATCGGATCAACACGCCGACGGCGTATGACTACGGGCCGGCGTGGCTCAACACGTCGATCTCGGTGGACGTCAATGGCGCCGTCGCGATGTCGGCCACCTTCATGGCCAAGTCCAGCTGGGGGCATCGTCCCTAGGTGAGTATGTGAAACCAATCCGTAACCATGCAGAACGTCTTCAGCATCAAGGGCTTGTCCGCAGAACTCAAGTGGAGCTACCACCTGGTAGCATCACTCGGGGCGTGGTCGGTCTCTGGCGCGCATGGGGCATTCACGTTCACGGCGTCGATCGTCGCATCGGATCTCACACAGGACGACTTCCGGCTTTCGCAGCGGCTGGAAGTCGTCACGCCCAACGGGTGGCGTTGGATCGTGGAACCCGACACGCTGCAGATCGCGGGCGCAACGCTCACGGCGTTGATTCGCACGCAGCAGGAGCCTACCCATGCCGCGCTGTCCGATTGTCACCCCTGAATCCGTTCGCCTGCCGCTCTCACGCGGCGAGTATCTCGACGTCAAAAAGGAACTGAACACGGGCGAACATCGCCAGATGATCGCCGAGCAGTTCAAGGACATGGGCCCAACCGATGCCGGCGCGTTGACGGTGGCCCTGAACAAGCTCGGGATGAACCGCGTCCTGGCGTACGTGCTGGGATGGTCGTTCGTCGGGCTCGACCACAAGCCCTTGAAGTTCGGCGAAGGCGCGCTGAACAGTTGTGACTTCGGGACGTGGGAGGAGATCCTCAAGGCGGTTGACGCGCATCACGCGTCCGTGGAGAAGGAATTGGAGACGCGAAAAAACGGCCTGGGCGGCGAGAGCACATCGCCAGCGATCTCGCCGTCGCCATCCGCTGTCACTGGCGAGTCGAGTGGGTCCGTGAATTGAGCCGCGAAGATTACGCCGTGTTGGTCCAGGAATTATTGAAGAGCGAGCAGAAGTAACCGATGGCTGTGACCGCCAAGTTCATCGCCGACTTCCAGTCGTTCAAGACGGCCGTGGATCAGTCTGTCGCGAAGCTGAAGGACTTCGAGTCCGAGGCCCACAAGGTCGGGCCGGCGCTGAACCGGATGGTGGACCAGTTCAGCGGCCGGAAGCTGATCCAGGAAGCCACGTTGATGGCGCGCGTGCTGGGCGATGCCGGCAGTATCGCGCGATTGACCGGGAACGAGCTCCAGGTCGCCGGCGCGAAGGCCGCGGAAGCCTCCGAGAAGATGAAACGCATGGGGGTGGATGTTCCACCCGGACTCCAGCGAATCGCGGATGCGGCCAAGCAGGCGGCCGATGCGACGAAAGCCACCGGCGATGCGGCGAAGGGGGCTGGCGGGTCGATGGGCTTGCTCGTCACCGGGATCGGCGCGCTGGCTGGTGCGTTCACGATCGCCAAGGTCGTCGGGTTTGCGTCTGACCTGGTCTCGGCCGCTGGCGCCTTGCAAGACTTCCACGAACGAACCGACATCAGCATCGCCGGGTTGCAGCGCTTCAAGATCATCGCGGAACAGAGCGGCAGTTCACTCGATGCCGTCGCCACGGCGGTCTTTCAGATGGGGCGTCGATTTGCCGGCGACGACAAAAGCGCGGCGAAGGCGGTGGCGGAGCTCGGGTTGAACTTCACGCAGCTCAGGGCCATGCGTCCAGAGGACGCGTTCACCACGGTCGGGAAGGCGTTAGGAGCCCTTGAAGACCCGATGAAGCGATCGCAACTCGGCATCGCGATCTTCGGGCGGTCGGTCGATGAGTTAGTCCCCACGCTGAAGCATCTGGGTGACGAGACCGAGTCGTACCTGACGCTGTCGGCCCAGCAAGTGAAGGCGATCGACTGGCTGGGCGATGCGTTTGTCAGAGCCAAAGCGAGCATCATCCCGTTCACGGTGGCCGTGATCGATAACACCTTCCAGATCAGCAAGGCGTACAACGCGTGGTCGTCGTTCCTGGGCAAGATCGACGACGCGCCGAAGGTGATCGGGGCGGCCAAGGCGGCACTCGACGCCATGAACGCGGGCGTGGCCGGTCGTGCGCTGCAACCCGTGGGCGGCGAGGAGCTGGACCGGATCCAGGCACAGGCGGTCGAGCAGCTCAATGCCGCGCTGGCGGCGAAGGTCCAACGCCTGGCGGAATCCAAGGCCGCCGCCGAGAAAGCCGCGAAGGCGGCGGCGCAGCTCGCGACGGATCTCCTCAAGATCCAGCACGTCCTCCCGGGCGTCACCGGGCAGTTTGGCAGAGTCGACGACAGCGTCATAAAGCTCGGCGGGCAGATCCGAGAACTGGTCAAGGATCTGTCGGCACTGGAGCGGCACGGCTGGTCAACAGCTGGCGTGATGCGGCAGTTCGCGGACGACCTGGAAGACCTCGGCGAGCACGTGGACGCCGCGACGATCAAGGCGTACGCGGACGAGTGGGCCTGGGTGGGGCCTGAGATCCGTGGCGCCAGAACAGAGGCGCAGACGTTTGGCGAGAGCCTCGACGACCTCGCGGCGAGCATGACGCAACTCGCGCAGGTGAGCGGGGATTCCTTCGGGGGCATTCTGCAGGACCTCGCTCAGCTCGTCGTGGCGTGGAACATGGCCGAGAAAGCCGCCAAGCACTACCAGGCCGCACAGGCGAGTGGCTCCAAGATGGGCATGGCGACCGGGGCGATCGGGATGGCTGGCGCCATGTGGTCCGCGACGAGTCACAAGAGCACGGCCCAGAACGTCATCGGTGGCGCCATGACCGGCGCGGCGATTGGATCCGTGATTCCAGGGATCGGCACGGCGGCTGGCGCCGCGGTCGGGGCGCTGGTGGGACTCGCGCGCAGCATCAAAAAGGTGGGCGAGGAAGAGAAGGACGCCCGCAAGGAAGCGGCGTTGTTTGCGGGAGAGCTCGCCAAGACGGCGACCGCCGCGCAGATGGCTGAGGCTGGTGGGGAAGGGTGGAAGCTCGAAGTCATCCAGGTTCGGGACGCGTACCTCAAGGCCGGGCTCTCGGCTGACGAGGCCAGCGCGGCCGTGGCTCGGTTGTGGGACGCGACGCGCGAAGGCGCGGCGGCCACGGCTCAAGCGCAGGCCGCGATCCAATCCGTGATCGACTTCAACATCGAGGTGGCAGCGGCGATCAAGTCTGCCGGGTACGTGTCACGCAAGGATCTCGAAGCGTTGGCCGATACGGCCGAAGCCGTGTACGAGGGGATGCTGCGGGACGGAACGTACTCGGCTGAGCAACTGGCTGATGCCTGGGAAGACTCCAACCGAGCCACGCAGATTGCGCTCGGCGACACGGCTGCGATCGCCGCCGCCGGAGCCGAAGCCGCTGGATTCCGCACGATAGCCCAACTCGAACAGACCGCCAGAGATGCCAGAGCGATGTATCTCTACATCCGCGATTCCGGCCTCTTCACGGCCGGCGAAGCCGAGCGGGCGTGGGCTGAGGTGTTCGGGAGCCATGAGGATCTCTACGGCGATGCGGCCGAGACGATCGAGCAGTCCCGTGCGGCCTTCGACGCGGCGAATACTGCCCTCTCAGCGAGCGCACTGGAAGCCGCGGCCAAGACAGCGGCCGAGCAGGACCAAAAACTCAAAGAGCAGATGGATACGCAAACGGGAGACATCAAGGCGCAGGTGAAGGATGTCGCCGCGTCGCTGGAAACCGCGCTCGGTGGGATTCGGCCGCAAGCGATTCGCGTGCCGGTGATCTTCGATATTCCGGCATTCCCGGGTGGATCGGCTGTGCCGATGCCGCAGACGAGCGGGCGGAGTGGGGGCGGTGGAACGGCGGTGATCGAGGTTGACGGGCGCGTGCTCGCGGAGGCGGCGGTGCCGCATCTGCCCGGGGCGATTGAGCGCCATGGGCTCTCGCGACGGTGACGGTGTGTGTTGATAGGACATAACCCGTGTGGGTACAGGATGACTGGGTTCAACCCGACTGGATTGACTCGAGCGGCGACATTATCGCCGGGGCTGGCTATGAACTCACGATCGCCGGCGAGCTCACCGCGATCCAGCCAGGGTGGCGGATTACAGCCCCCGCGAATGGTATCGGGACCATGCAATTCGAGGTGATCTCGCTCGACGGGTCGTATGTCCCCGGCCGCGATGCCGAAGTGATCTTCACGGAAGACGGGGTGCGCATCTTCGGCGGGACTGTCTACACCGTTCGGGAACGGGGGTTAGCGAACGAACCCGTGACGCGGCTGGTCTCGGAGGTGTCCGCGCAGGACTTCAACGCGCTGGCGGCCCGGTACTACATGGGTGCTGTGATTCCAGCGGGGACGTTGAAGGAGGCGCTCGAACAAGTCCTGCCACACCTGACGGGCGTCACGCTCGATCCGGCGCAAGTCGACGGCCCCGCGTTACCTGATTTGAATTTCAGCGACGCCTGGCTGGTGCAGGCCATCCTTGATCAACTCGCCACCTTGACCGGCTATGTCTGGGAGATTGACTACGACCAGGTGCTGCGGATGTTTGTGCCCGGCACGCTGACGGCGCCGTTCAATATCACCGCCGGGGACGGGTCGATCGTGGGCGATGTGACGTCAGAACCGTCGGTGGTGAAATACGCGAACCAGATCATCGTCTGGGGCGGCGGCGTGCAGTCGATCGCCGAAGACCTGGCGGAGATTGCGTTGCATGGTCAGTGGCAGATGGTGGTCAAAGCGCCGGATGCGACGACCCAGGCCGAAGTCGACGCGCTCTCGGCGGCCGTGTTGGCGGCGAGCCTGCCGTTTGCCAAGAAGATCACGTACGAGACGTATGGGCGCGGGCTCCTCCCGGGGCAGACCCAAACGATCAACATCCCCCAGCGGCATCTGAACAACACGTTCCTGTTGACCGATGTGGAGTCGAGAGGCATGGAGGCCCGTGCGGCGGCGTATCTCGTGCGGCGCTCGGTCTCCGCGATCGAGGGCGTGGTGTATCAGACCGGCTGGCGCGAAACGATCAAGTCGTGGGGCGGGTCTGGTGGCGGGCTCACGCTGCCGAGTCTCGCCGGAGGGACGGGCGGGGTCTCGTCGGCGCGGTTCGCTTATTTCCTGGGAGGCTCAGGCCTCGACTTCGTGCAGAGTCCGACGCCGACATGGGTGGCGGCTAGCCCGATTCTGGTTCAGCTCAACACGGTCGCCAGGGGGTCGTCGTTGGCGCTGGTCACCGCACGGCTTAGGGCTTTGGACGCAGGCGTCTCTGTCCAGGCACGGCTCTTCGATTACACAGACATGGTGGTCTGCCCAGGCGTCAGTGCCTTGGTGACATCAACCTCGTGGTCGACGCCTCCGCCACAGTTTACCGTCACGCTCACGGCCGGTTCACATTTCTACGGGCTCCAACTCCTTCCCGGTACGGCTAACGCCGAAGTTGGCTCGGTGGCCTATGTGGAGTAACACCATGAAGTCACTGATCTTATTCATTCTGTTCTCGCTCCTCGCGCTGACACTCAGCGCTCAGACTGTCGTGGCGGACCGATTTCGTCTGAATACAGGACCGTGCATGCTCCGGAGCGGGAGCGGGACACCTGAAGGCGTGGTGTCAGGGAACGTGTGCGATTTGTTCATCAGCACGACGACTGGTGTCTGGTACACCAAGTGGACCGGGACCGGGAACACGGGATGGGGCGTCGGGCACAACGCCACGGCGCGGGTCAACGGCGACCTCGACGTCACCGGGTACGTGAGCGTGCCAGGCTACGTGTCCCAACTGACTGGGTACCGCATCACCGCGGCCGGGGCGGGGGACTTCCGGTATCTCTACGCTGACGAACTGCACGCCAAATCCTTCATTGCGGATCTCGAGCAAGCCTTGGCCGGCGGGCAGATCATCTGCAAGTCGGTGACGTCACTCGGATCGAATTTCACGAACCCGGCGACCGGCGGCACGGCGACGTTGACCGTCCGAGACCTGCCCAGCGCGGAGAACGTCGCGACGTTTCAGTCAGGCGATTACGTCGGGTTGCGGGTGTTCACGCGCACCGCCGGGGCCTTGACGATTACCGAGACGTTTGGCGTCGTCACCGCGTACGCGGACCAGGCGGGCGGGGTGCAGACATGGACATTCACCAGGGGCACCGGCGCGAACGGCGGCGGGATGGCGGCGAGCACGGTCGTCGCGACGGATGCGGTCGTCATCGACTACGGCGTCAGTGGGAACGGCTGCCACGAAGTGAACGCGATCGACGGCGCGTTCAGTGTGAACTCACCCTATTCACAAACGTGGACGTGGACCACGTCACCGATTCCGGCGAACCGCGTCATGCGGACACGGGCGGGAAACCTCAGAGGCATTTCTGGTGTTCCTGGGGAGTACGGAATCATTGCGGGCACAGGGGTCACGTCCGCTGACGGGCTGATCCTGGCAAGCAATGACCGCGTGGTGTTGCAGAACATCGACCTGAACATGTACGCCAGCGGCGTGAATACGATCAAGCTCGATCATCTTGTGCCCTCATTCGCGATTGGGAGTGCGGTGCCGTCAGCCTATGGCACGGGGACGGGCATCTGGATGGGGAACGACGGCGGCACGTATAAGTTTCGGGCGGGGATTCCTGGCGGCGCTGGGCTGTTCTGGGATGGCGCGACGCTCACGGTCCGCGGGACGGGGGGATCCGCGACGAACATCCTGGCGAATGGGGAGTGCCGAGTCGGCACGGAAGGATGGACTATCGGCACGACGTCGGCGGGGACGCCGACGGCTGGCACGAATCTCGGGGGGGCTGGTGACTACACGCCAGCCTATCCCGTCATTGAAAGCAGTACCTGTTTCGTGACGACGTCTGGGACGCCAGCTGGGGCGACGGTCACTTTTGCACAAGCTATCCCCAGTTTTGCCGTTGTGGCGAGCCAACGCTATGAACTCGGCGCCTCGGTGGGGCTAGAGCGGGCGTCGACGGCGCATGTCCAACTCAACTGGCGTGACGCCGCGGGCGCGCTCGTCTCCTCGGTGAACAGCGCCACATGTCCGCCTGGCGCTGTCTACCGCACGGGGTTGGCCGGGTTTTGTCGCGCGGCCATGGTGGTGACTGCCCCGGCTGGCGCGGTCACGGCCCAGTCTTTCGTCGTGATGACGCATAACGGGACGGAGGCGGATCCGTATCTCTTCTTTACACGGGTGTTCTTCGGGCAGGCGACGTCGACGCAGACGGAGGCGTCCGCGTGGGGACCGGCGGGGCTCACTGAAATCACTGGGGGCCTGATTCGCACGGGCACGATTGTCGCCGGACACATCGCCGCCGGCACGATCACGGCCACCCAGATTGCGGCCAACACGATCACGGCCGCGAAGATCGCGGCAGGCACCATCACGGCGACTGAGATCGCGGCGAGCACGATCACCGGCGCGAAGATCGCGGCGGGCACGATTGCGGCGTCACATATCGGTGTCTCGACGTTGTCGGCGTTGTCGGCTAACCTCGGCACGGTCACGGCCGGGACCATTAGCGGCACCACGATCACCGGCAATACGATCTCTGGTGGATCGGTCAGCGGGGTCACGATTACTGGCGGGAGCATCGATATCAGCGGCGATTTCGTAGTGGCCGGCGACGGATCCACATACATCACGAACATCGATGTTGGCGGTCAGATAGCGGTGACTTCGCAAGGCGGAACCGGGACTGGTTATGCCTGCTTCAGTAACACAGGCGTCTTGTTTAGAAGCACGTCATGTTAGGCGGATCACCGGCCCATCAGATTCGTGTTCGCCTTCATGGCGTTCACGATCTGCATGTGGCGTGCGTTGCGAATCGCGAAGCCAGCATGGACGCCAGCCGCGATATAGAGGCCAGCGGCTGCCCATTTCGGATGACGTTTTGCCAGCTTCCGCGTGAGGAGTGTGGCGATCGTGGTTTCGACCGCCGCGCCGAAGAGGACCATCGGTACTGGTTCCTTGATCCAACTCACGAGTGGGTTGGCCTCGCGAAGGTTGGAATTGTTCATGAACCAGACCGTCGTGGCCATGTCGGCCGCGCCAGCCGCACCAAAGACGACCGCCGGAATCTTCAGCGATTGCGCGCCGGCAGGAGTGGCTGTGAGCATGACGAGGACGGCGGCGCCGGCCCATTTGGTCAAGTAGTTCAGCAGCAGCGCCTTGACGCTCACACCCTCAGATGCGGCCTTTGTTTTGACGCGGCGCCAGAGGGCCGGGTCAATGCCGCGGAGCAGGTAGGTCGTCTCTGTCTGAGCCATATAGAGATTGTATATCAAGATATACCAGGAGTCAACTAGCCAATGAGAGCTATTGCGCTCATCGCCGCCTTGTTCGTGGGATGCGTGTCTGTCGGCGCGCAGGAGTCCATCACGCTCTCGGCGCCCATTCCGTCTGTCAACGCCTACGCGCCAGGGAGCCTCTTGATCGAACTGTCCCCGCGGCCCGTGATCGCCGTGGTGCTCGTCCATGAGGCAAGCGGGCGGCAGGAGCGGTTCGTGTATCCATGCGCGTCGCCGTGTGTGATGGATACGGAAGCGGCGGTGGCGAAGATGATCGCTGCGTTGAACAGCGCGAATCTCACCACGCGTTCGCTCTGGCGTCGTCTGTTTGACAGGTTGTTGCAAGACTTCCCGGAACGGTTCAAGGGAGGGGCGAAGGTCGAATGAGAATCGTGCTCGTGGCGCTGCTGTTCGTCGGCGCGCTCTCTGCGCAAGAGGTCAAGGCGCCGCCTGTCCTGACGGATGTGCAACGGCTCCAGCTCCAGTACATGAGCCAGCAAGTCGAACTGGCGCAGCTTCGGTTTACGAACCTCGTCCTGACCTTGCAGATCAAGGGATACACCCTGGACTTACAGACGCTCACGTACCGGCCGGAGCCAGAGAAGGAGCAGCCGTGATTGGGCTGGTGTTGTGAATGCGGGCACCCTTCCGATCGTTGGCATCCTACTCACGTTCTCCATCTTCTTGGCGGGTGTCATCTTCAAGATGGGACACCTCGCCGCCCGCGTCGAAGAGATAGAAAAGTGGCGCGTGAACATGCGTGTCGACATGCACGAGATCTCTGACAAGCTGGAAGAGATGAATACGTACCTGAAATATCTGGCCACGCTGATGGCCGAGCGCACGGAGCGGCGCGGCGTCAGCAAGGAGCATCTGCGCCTATGACCGCAGAGACGCGCACGTACTGGGCGGTCTCGCTGTTCTCGAGCCGCACGTTTTGGGCGGCCGTGCTCACCGCCGCGATCGGGCTGAGTGCGGAGCCGGAGATCCTCGCGTTGATTCCGCTCGGCTGGCTGCCGCGGATTCTCATCGGGGTCGGGCTCGCGAATATGGTGCTCCGCAAGCTGACGGTGCGCCCCGTGGCGATCATTGCGCCTGGCAAGACGACGCCGATCGAGGTCAAGTCGATCAGTCCTCCAGATCCACCGCTGGTGAGTGATTAACCCATGGTGAAGTGCGCTATGATGAGCGAAGCCGACGGACGTAATCAGCGCCCGCCGACTTCTCACCACAGTCCCGAGATTGGAGGTCTCGCGGCCATGGCTGGCTACAATCATAGTCAACGGACACGTCTCATCGATCTCTCTGGCCGAAGATTCGGCCGGCTCACCGCACTGCGCCGATCAACGAGCAATGATTCGTACGGCCGTCCTATGTGGGATTGTCGTTGTACGTGTGGAACGACACGGGTAGTCACTGGTAGTAATCTTCGCCGCGGCAACTCAACCAGTTGTGGGTGTTTTAGTGCTGAGGGCACAGCGCGGCGCTCTACGACGCACGGCGATACCGCGCACTACACGAAGTCGAAGGAGTATCTCGCGTGGAGGCACGCGAAGCATCGGTGCTTTAATCCAAAAGATCACGCGTGGAAGAACTACGGCGGTCGCGGCATCACGATGTGTGATGCATGGAAAGAGAGTTTCGAGATATTCCTGAGAGATATGGGGCGCTGTCCCCCTGGGCTGACGATTGATCGGTGGCCGAACAACGACGGCCACTACGAACCAGGCAACTGCCGCTGGGCCACGCGCCTGCAACAGAACCACAATCGCAGGTGTTCCAGGAATCACTAATGCCGCCCAGCCGGACGCACACACCCAGGAGTGCAGATACCGTCGGTGTTGGCGTGGACGCGTACGGCAATGCCGCATGGGATCCCACACGCAACGTGATCGCGCTCGTCCAGGCGGAAGCCTCTGCCGCCGCGAAGCTGCGCGAGGCTGACATCAAGTTCAACGATGCCCAGCATTCACATCTCAAGGAAGTGAGCATGCTGCGCGCGGCGAACGCGGAAACCCTACGCGTGAGCGATCTGGACCGCTTGGGCAAGACGCGCGAGGTCGACGTGCTCGCCGGTGCCGCCTCGGCCGCCGCGCTGGCGACCGCCGTGCAAACACTGGCCAACACGTCTGACCGCAACGCGGAGACGCTCCGGAACCTGGTGAACGCGACGGCGCAAACGATGGCGAAGCAGACGGCCGATCAGGCGCAAGTGTTGTCCTCGCAGACCGACAGTCTCGTAAAGGACATCAACGCCCGGATCGCGGAACTCCAGAAATCCAGCTATCAGGGTGTCGGGAAGTCCAGCGTCGCCGATCCGCTGATGGCGGAGTTTATCGCCGAAATGCGCATGCTCACGAAACGGCAGGCGACCGACACCGGGAAGAGCGCCGGTGGACAGGCGGTCTGGGGCTACGTTGCTGCCGCGATCGGGTTCGGGTTATCGATCGTCGGGTTGACGATCGGCGCCGTGACATTGATGCTGCGCTTTGGGGGAGGGTGACACCGTGGATCTGATCGGGCTCCTGGTTTTCCTCATCGTCGTCGGCTTGATCTTCTGGAGTATCAACGCCCTCTCTGGCGCGTTTGGGATTCCCGCGCCCATCGTCACGGTTCTCCACGTCGTCCTCGTGATTGTCGTGGTGATGGGGCTCTTGCAACTATTGGGGCTCTGGAGCGGCGGGCCGTCCCTGCGGGTGCGGTGATGAGCGATGCCCAGCGTCCTCGATCGGGATCTGTTGACCAAAGCCGCCGAGAACATCGAACTCGAAGGCCAGCGGTACTGGGCACGGGCGCGGCGGTGGGCCGTGCGGGGACCGGACGTGGAAACCGGGGACGAAACCGCGTACGCGCGCTGGGACAAACTGCGCACGGTGGCCAACGCGGTGCGCAAGGTCGCGATGGACGCCGGGAAGCCGTCCCCACCACGCTCACGCGGGTCGAGCGCGTCTTAGGCGACTATCCGAACCTCATTTTTGCGATTGCCGACACCATTGATCGCGAGGTGCGGTACGGCTCGTACATCGCGGAGCAACTGAGAGGCATTGCGGCGGAGCTGGACTGTCTGACGCGATCGATCGAGGCGCGGTTCTCGTGACATGGGAGTCAAATGGTCCCCGATTCGTGGAAGGCCCAACGTTGAGGATCGTCGCTTCGACGGCCCAGCGGAACGATCCATCGCGGACGGCGTGGACGGGAGACGCCTGGGTGACATTATGAAACAACTCGTCACATTTACGGTCCCGGACGATGGGACCGTCACGATCGAGCACGACACGGCCGGGGTCACGCTCACGAGCGTGGACGGCACGGCCGACGGCCGTCCGGCGCAACTCGTCACTCTGCCAGACTCCCTCCCAGAAGGAAATGGCGCGTGGCGGACAACGACCTGGGATGACGGGTCACGGCTCAGAGGCCACGGGGTGCTCTGGATCAGTGAGCGCCAGGGGATCAAGCTGGAGCGTCCAGAGTTCATCGAAGACATCGTAGAGAAACCCCGCCCTTTCGGCCCCAGCGCGTCACCGTCTCGATTGGTGGCGCGCGGACGGCACCTCCTGCGGACTGACGGGCTCCCGTGGAATTGGCAAGGGCTCACCGCGTTTCGGCTGGCAGAGATGGTCCACGCGGGACGAGCGGCAGACGTCGACGCCTATTGCGCGTGGGGTGCTGAGCACGGCGTGACGGTCAACCGCGTGTTCGTGATGTGTGGCGCACACAAGGGCGACCACGTCCCGTATCTGTTCAGCCTGGCTCCAATCGATGGCCGCCGCGCGTTGCCGAAGGTGCTCGATCTCGCGGCGAAGTACGGCCAGTACGTGGAGTGCGTCTGCTGCGTCGACACGCGGTTCTACACCGACGACCTCCGTCAGCACGTCAGCGAGTGCGGCGCGATCATGGCCCAGCACGAGAACGCCATCGGCCAGGTAGCGAACGAGCCTGAACATTCTACACAGCGTGGCGAGATCGCGGATCCGGCCTTCCTCGCGGAACTACGGCGCCTCGTGCCCGCGCAAGTCCCAACCTCGTTTGGGCCGGCGCACGGGGCGAACGACTTCAACTTCACGTGGGCCGGCGGCGACCTCGTCACGGTGCACTTCGACCGGGCGAACGGCGAGGACCAGTTCACGCACGACGGCGCCGGGCTTCGGTGGGTCAGGCATATCAAGGACGGCCTCGACACGTCGGTCACGCTCAACAAGTGGGTGGCGAACGACGAACCGCGGCGGAACGATCTGACGCCGTGGAAGCACACGGCCGTGGGCGCGCTCTGCCGGATGCTCGGCATGGGCGATACGTTTCACTACGGCGGCGGCATGCACGGGCAGATCCCGGAAGGCGCGGAGTTGGCCGCCTTCGCCGGACGGCAACGTGGCTGGACCGCGATCCCCCCTGACTGGGCCGGGCGGTTCTTCAACACGGGACATTCCGGATCGCCCGTGCGGGATGCCGACTGGAGCACCGTGCTCAAGGTGTTCTGCTCGGTGAGCGGTGACGTCGGCTACGTCATCGCGATCGGATCAGCGGATCCTCGATTCACGTGGGCCGCGGACTGGCCACATCGGGAACTCGTGCTACGGGAAGGCGGTACGTCACTCTATCGCACGCAGCGGTAACGCAGACGCTCCCCTAAAGGTGGATGGCATGATGATACGTAGGAGAACACGCGGTCTTCTCAGCGCGGCGCTCACCGTCGCGCTCTTCGCCCCGGCCTGTGCCGGCCACAGAGCCCCGGTCATCGTGGGGCAAACCGGCCACACCATCTCCGCTTCCGTCGACAAGGTCTCGGCGGCGGTGGAATCCTTGACCGCGCAAAAGGTCATCCCCCCACAAACCGCGCTGACGATCCAGCAGAACCTTCAAGCGGTGAACGCCAGGCTGAAACCGCTCCCTGGTTTGCTCCGAACGATCGAGAAGATTCAGGCCACGGACACGGACGCCACCGACGTCATCACGCAAGCGATTGCCATCCTGGACATCGTGGGTCAGGACATCTCGATCACGATTGCCGGCGTGCCGATCTCTGACACCACCAAGAGTCTTATCGAGTTGATTCGAGCGACCACGCGACTGATTCAGGACACGCTGGTGGAAGTGGCGTCTATTCGGGAGGGACAGTAATGGACAAACTCAACGACGCGCTCGCCACGATTACCGCGTTCCTGCTCAACGCCAACGTCTCGGTGCCCATCATCGGGACCCTCGTCGGCGGCATTGTGCTGTTGATCAAGGGCGCCGGAGCTGGAGCTCCGTCGGTGAGCGAGATTGCCGACAAGCTCGAGGCGCAGATCGACACC